TGCCTATGCAAATAGAGATATCCTTAACAAGTACTATGACCTTTCACCCTTACATTGTGAGTATGCCAGTAAATATATTCCTAAAGAGAAAATCATACAAGGAGACTTCACAACTCTTAAAATAGATGAAAAGGAATTGGTATCTTCAATTGAAGTAATGGAACACATCGAAGATGAAAAACTCATTCCATTTTTAACTAACTTGCAATGCAAGTATTTTCATTTTTCAAGCACACCACACAAAACAGATTTTGATATTGAGTGGGGGCATATTAACATCAAGCAAGAAAACGAATGGATAAAACTATTTGAGGACTGTGGTTTTAAATATCATAGCAATGTAGATTTACCAACAAGTTGGAGTTTATTATTTAGCAAATGAAAAAACACACAAAGATTTATATGGACTATTTCGGATATCATACAACATCGTGGATTCCGTGTGAAATTTGTGGATGTCAAGGGGTGGATGTTCATCACATTGAATGTCGTTCAATGGGTGGCACTAAAAAAGAAGAAACAATAGAAAACTTAATGTGTCTTTGCAGAGGTCACCACGTTCAATACGGTGATAAAAAACAACACAAAGAGATGCTCAAAGAAGTGCATTTAAATTTTATGAAGTACAACAAAAAATGAATATACAAGTAGTAAAAATAAAGGATATTAAAAACAATCCTAACAACCCACGTATAATAAAAGACGATAAGTTTAAAAAACTTGTTGCCAGTATTCGTGAGTTTCCAAAGATGTTAGAAATTAGACCTATTGTCGTTAACGATGATATGATTGTATTAGGTGGTAATATGCGACTCAAAGCAATCAAAGAATTAGGTTTAACAGAAGCACCCGTAATTAAAATAAGCGACCTAACAGATGAGCAGCAACGTCAATTTATAATTAAAGACAATGCTGGATTTGGTGAATGGGATTGGAATATGTTAGCCAATGAATGGGAAACCGATGAATTAGAAAAATGGGGTTTAGATTTACCTGATTTTGTACAAACTGAATTGGAAGCGGTTGAGGATGATTTTGAAGTAAATGAGAATACGGAAACTGATATTGTAATAGGGGATTTATTTGAGATTGGAGAGCATAGATTGCTTTGTGGGGATAGTACTGACTCGGATGCGGTGGCAACGTTAATGAATGGACAAAAGGCTGATATGGTATTTACCGACCCTCCTTATGGAATGTTTTTAGATACTGATTATAAAGATAGTTTTGGTGATTCTAAATTTAGAGAATCAAGAAATTATGATAAAGTAATTGGAGATAATCAAGATTTTAATAAAGAATTTATAAATACAATATTTTCAAATTTTAATGAAACAAAAGAAATATTTATATGGGGTGCTGATTATTTTGCTGAATTATTGCAAAATAAAAATGATGGTAGTTGGTTAGTTTGGAATAAAAAAACTACTGAAGCATTGCAGAATATGTTTGGTAATCAATTTGAATTATGTTGGAGTAAAAATAAGCATAAGAGAATAATTTATGATATTACTTGGTCTGGTCCCTTTGGACATAATAAACAAAATGACGGAGAAAAAAAAGTGCACCCAACTCAAAAACCAGTTAAATTAGTGTCTATTTTTATAAATGATTATTTAAAAGATGGTACATTGATAGGCGATTTATTTCTTGGTTCTGGTTCAACAATGGTAGCATCACACCAACTTAAACGCAAATGTTATGGTATGGAACTTGACCCTAAGTATTGCCAAGTAATAGTTGACCGAATGAAAAAGTTAGATGATAGTTTAGTAATTAAAAGAAACGGAGTTGTAATTTAAAAAAAGCACAACAATAGCACAATGGCAAAAAAAGACATAGAAAAATATCAGATTCAAAAAGGTCAAGTATTAAATCCAAACGGCAGACCTAAAAAATACATAACTTTGTTAAAAGAACAAGGGTATAAACTATCTGAGGTAAACGATACAATACAAGTTATGATGGCAATGGATTTAGAAGAACTTAAATCAGTATGGGAAAACCCAAAAGCAACTATACTGGAAAAAACTATTGCAAATGCAATGCGTAAAAGTTTAGAAAAAGGTAGCTTGTATTCACTTGAAACATTAATGAATAGAGTGTACGGCAAACCAAAAGAAACAGTTGACAACAATATAAAAACAGACGAACCAATAATAATCACTTTAAACTTAAAACAATGACAGAAACAATTTATCTCGGGAATGGTTGGGAAGACCAGTACGGAAACAACGTATCAATTAACATCGAAAAACTAAATCAAGCCATTGCAAGTGGAAAACTTGAAGTAAACAAATATGGCGATGTGAAGTTAAGAGTTGGCAAACTTAAAACGCCAAACGAAAAAAGCAAAGCTACTCATTACGTCGCAGTACCTAAACCAAAAAATGATTTGCCTTTCTGATGAAAGCGACACTTGAATTTAATTTGCCTGATAACCAACACGATTTTGATTGTGCAGTTGATGGTGCAAAATGGATGTCTGCAATGTGGGAATTAAACGAGTGGTTAAGAAGTCAAACCAAATATGCACCTGATACAATGTCAGACGATACGCACAAAGCATTTGAAGAAACAAGGGCTAAACTCTACGAAATACTAAATGAAGAAGGGCTAAAACTATGAAAGTATCTTGGAGACTAACGGCAGAACAACGACCAAGCGACGATAGACCAGTATTAACGTCTGACAATTTGGTGGCTTATTTTGATGATGATATTTGGTTTGATTATCAAACGGACATAGTAATTAAAGCACCATTATATTGGATGCACATTCCTTTATTACCACACGAATGAGAATATTAGTATTAATGGATAGTGCAAGTGGGGTGAGTTTTCACAGACTATTCACCCCTTATGCTCGTATGCAAGAAGACTACGATATTCAAGTAGACGTATCACAAAAACCCCCTGAGTGGATTAACATTGATTTTAGCGTTTACGATGTGGTTATATTCAATAGATGGATTTCGGTTGCCCAATATAACATATTTGAAAAGTTAAGCGAATTAAACATACCTACAATTTGCGACGTCGACGATTATTGGGTAGTTCCTAAATCAAACCCAGCATATCGAGTGTACAAAAAAATGATCAAGAATGCAACTAAGGATGCAATTTTAAATGCTACTCATATTACATCATCAACTACTTTGTTAGCTGAGAAGATAAAAGAAATCAATACTAACATTACTATTTTACCCAATGCATTGGACTTAACCCAAAATCAATGGACGTTTGAAAAGGCAAAGAATGAGAAGTTGACTATTGGCTGGGTGGGTGGTATAACACACCTTGAAGATTTAAAGCGTGTAGGCAATAGTGTAAAGAGATTTTGTGAGGAAAACGACGCTATCTTTTATATGGCTGGTTACCACACAGAAAGTCACGAATGGCAAATGTGCGAGAAAACCATCACGGGTGAATCAATCGAAAACCGTCCTAACTGGTTTAAAACTATTCGAGGTACAACGCCAACGGATTATGGCACGTCTTATTCACTATTTGACTTTTGTATAGCCCCATTGCAAGATACTAATTTTAACCAATATAAAAGCGAATTAAAGATTGTTGAAGCTGCAGCATATAATTTACCTATCATTGTATCAAATGTCAAACCATATACGCTACACGAGGGGAATAAAGGAGTTATTTTTGCTGAGAACAATGAGCAGTCGTGGTATGATAGTCTTTGCCGTATGGCTCAATTAAACATTGGTGATTTGAATACAGAATACTGCAACCAACATCATAACCTTAAATCTATAAACCAAACACGCTACGAATTATTGAAGTCACTATGCAAATAACTTACAATCGTCCATTCGTTACGACTTACCAAGAAGCCATATTAGATGCACCTGAACGTTATACAGTAACGGCAGCAGCAACAAAATGTGGTAAAACGGCAAGTCATATCATTTGGATGTTTGAACAAGCGTTAAAATTAAAAGAAAATCAATCGGTGTGGTGGGTAGCACCCGTCTACCAACAAGCTGAAATAGCATTTCGTAGAATGAAAACCCAAATTAATGTGAAGGACTTTTTTATTACAAATGAAAGTAAGTTAACATTGATTTTGCCAAATGGTGCAAGGATAGAATTTAAGTCAGCAGAAAAACCTGACAATCTTTATGGTGACGATGTCTATGCAGCAGTAGTGGATGAGGCGTCGAGGATGCGTGAAGAAAGTTGGTTTGCTTTGCGTACTACATTGACGGCTACAAAAGGCAAGTGCAAACTAATTGGTAACGTCAAAGGGAAAAAGAATTGGTTTTATAAGTTAGGTGAACGTGCAAGACTTGGTGAACCTGACTACAAGTTTTTTAAGATAACGG